CTACTTCCCTCCCGTGAGTTCTTCCCAGGCCGGGCGGCTGATCTGACTTAGTAATTCATAATAGCCCTCGATGTAGGCCACTCCGCAATTCCAATTTTGGAGGTCCCCCTTCCGTTCCTTGTCGTTCTTCGACTTCATCCTAGGGATTCGATCCACGAGTTCCCTGGACCCTAGGAGTTTAAAATTGTTCACGGCGTTCCCGAACCCCCATTCAAAGTTCTGTTGCTCCATTTCGTCCTGATATTTCTTCGGGGCAATAAATGGCATCTAGTCCACCGCCTCGATGATGGCCAGGGCGTGAAGCCCTGCGAGGTCCGTCATGATATCCTCCTTGTCCTCGGGGTCATACATCCAGACGGCCCCATCTGGTAGGACAACGTACTGATAGTTGTCGGCGAAGATGTGCCTGAACGCATTGATGGCGTCGTGCCGACTAGGGTACACGCCTTCGATGTCCTTTATCTGTTGGTCGTACCGTGTGCTGTTGTTCTGATTCTTCTTTATCGTGACTTTCACGTTTCATTCCTCCAAAGAATCAAAGGGGTTGTCAATTATATATATATTATCTCCAAGTCATCGGCCAGGTGCAAGAACAGTTCGAAAGTCAAGGAGTTTCGTTGAGATGGTGGGACACGGCGGGGGGTTTCACCCGCTCCCTCATCGACTTAATGCGATTAACCCGACCGTTCCTTTCGGGTCGTCCCGTTATGAGTTGTCCGGCCTTCCTTCACGTCGCACCGACAGATCGGAACCTTGGGGATGCTGTCGAGCCGCCCATCTTGCCCAAGCCACACGCCCGATCGGGAAGGCCGTTGTTGTCATTTTTGCGTATCTTGACGGATGCAAAGGGGGTTCATACCTAGCATCCGGTCCCGCCGGTGATTAAACGAATAGTCGAACGCTGCCATCGGATTCCAAGATTGACGGGACAAGAGAATATCGGTGATTCAGAATATAAAACTTAGGCCCGAGGACACCCTCCTTCCCCCGGCCAAAGAGGTCGGAGAGTTTGATGAGTCGGTGCAGCTCAAGGAACGTCTTCCCGAGAATGTATAAATCTGTACTTAGTAATAAATGTTTGCTGAAAAATAGAATGGTAAAAGGTTTGTGCTTTTGGTTCAGGTCGTGGCCGTTTTCTTGTAGCTCTCCAACCAATCGAAGGGCATCTTGACACCCGCCGACGTTATCATTCCGTAGATGAAGGCCGCCATGAACGCCGGGAATAATCCCGCGTCGCCAGTCGGGAAGTCGTAACTCAAAAGCAACGTCCCGATCGTGAATAATATCACGAATATCTCGATGACCAAGGCATAGATGTATTTCACCGAGAACTTCACAGGCGTTTTTCCTGCGGCAACTAGATCGGCGTTTTTCTTCATCCAAGGCAAGACGAAACTTGCCAGCACCCCAAGGATTACTCCAAGGTAGATTATCCATTCGAGTAGGTCCAATTTTACCCCTCCTTACATCAAAGGACCCCACTCATCTTTAAACCTCCTACGATGAGCAGGGCCGAGCCGACTATCTCGACGAGTCGAATTACCACCGTCTTGATCGTGATGTGCTGAGTCGATATGAACCCGGTGTTGGCCTTCCGCATTGCGGATATCTCGTTCCTGAACCATGCGTTGTTCTCCGCCTCGACCTTCAAGATCGCGGCGGCCTCGGTCTGCAAGGCGGTGGTCCGATCGAGATTGAGCACGATGGACTTCATCCCCGCGTCGATCGTCCCGACCATCCTCCCGACGTGGTTGCCCATCTCCTCGACGCACCCTTTTATTTCGTCTGTGTCCTTCTTGATGCTCTTGGCTTGAATGTCATGGTCATCCAGCTTTTTTATCATACATTGTATGCCGTCTGTCATGCTTTCCCTTCTCCTTTTGCATTCCTCCTCAGTGATGAATTTGTCCTCGGCCATTGGTAAGACTTCCTAATGTTGATATCCATAAATGGTTACCGCCAGCGTTCCTGTGCCTGTCGCTCCCGCCGCCCCGACCACCTCGACCTCGATCGCCTTGATGTAAAGGATTGATTGTGCGTTGACCGCATCGAGTATGTCCTTCAACGTCTTGGTCCCCGTCCCTGTCGTTGAGATCGTGAGCAACGTCACTTCTGAGTCGTCCGACATTATCGCCTTGACCGTCCCTGAGAGATTGGCCGCGAACGTGCCGTCATAGTAGAACTGGTCAAGATGGAACGCGAGGAAATCGGTGGACGGACTTATGAGGTCCGTGTCCGTTCCCTCCCCTGTCACGGAAGGCGTGGCCGTCGCCTTGACCGGACAGGGGAGCTTATGTTTGAGCGTGACCGCTGACGCGATGTCAGTTGGCTTGGTCCAGTTCCCGGCCTCATACTCGGCCTGGGCACATTCATACTGAGTCTCGACGTGCTGACCGAAGGCGACCGCTTCGATGGTCGTGTTCGGCTGTGGATTTACTTTCGTGTAAGCTGTCATGTTCATGCCTCCGCTGCTGAAAGGACCATCTCCCAGACTGTTTTAATATAGGTGGTCGCGGTCTTGTTGACCCCGGCGAACGTCACCCTTGCGATCATGACGGTCCCGACGAACAGACCGGATTCCGTTATCATCCCTAAGGATCCCGCCTCTGAGCCAAGATAGTGGTAGTAGATGGTCTCGGCCCATCCCGTCGCCGCGTCATAGGACGGTGCGACGGTCATAACTTCCGAGAATACAGAATCCTCTAGTTCCGTGTCGGTTCCTTCCGGTGTCGTATCTCCGGTCCCGTAACCGATGGTGTCGCACAAGTTGAACCCGTGGTCACGGCAATAGACAAGTCCGGTATCGACCGCGAGATTGTGTACCTCTCTTTGTCCCTGCTTGACCTCCCTTCCGTCAACGATCTCGCCATACTCGATATGGACATTGAACCCGATATGCATCCTGCTCTTTTGTTTCATCATCCCCACTCCGTGAAGTCCCAAGACCCCTCATCCCATTTATCGATTACCGTCCCATCTGTTATGGTCATCGTGACATAGAAATAAACATCAGCCGAAACGGATATGACCGTGGCGTTTCCGTCGGTGAGCAAACTCTCCCTCCAGTTCGTTTTCGACGCGATCGACGTTGAGAGGAGTTCGGTCAGAGGTTCCACCGTCGGCTTCTTCCAGCTCGATGCCGTGACATCGTAGAAGATAAAACCGCTGTTATATCGGGTGCTGACCTGCTCGATCAGGAACGACCCAGAAAGGCCGAGGTCGGGAAGCGTGATGATCTGCGTCATCCCTGCCCTCACCCCCGGAGTCCTCGTGGTATATGTGACCACCTTGCCCATGACCGACGCGGCCATGAGCATTCCATAGGCTTGGTCCAATCCAAGTTCGGGGCTGTTCGCGTTGGGGAGGTCCTCGTAATGCTCATAAATTCCATCTCCTCCCTCCGCCGCCATCCTCGCCGCGATCTCCGTGGCGTTCGAGACAACGACATTGACGACGTGCTCCACATCCGAGATGTCGGTGTACTTCACCCTCGCATAGAGCTTGTTGTAATACCCGCTCTTGTCCTGAGCCACGCCCAGGGAGTTCGCCTCGTAATAACTAGGTGAGTCTGAATCGGTTATGTTGAACGGTGCGGCCTTGTAACCTCTCGGATGATATCTCATCTCCTTGTAGGGGTCGATGTACCATATCCAATCGGTCGATTTGGCCAGCTCGTCCATCGCCGCCTTGCAGAACTTGTTCGTCCAGTCGCTCACGTTGATGGTCTGCGACCCCTCGGGCATACATGCGTAACCGACCACCCACGGGTCAAGCTTGTTCGCGCCGATGTATTGGGCGAAGTACTTCCCAGGGTGAGGGTTCAAGAAATTGATGCCGACCTTGTACCGATTGCACAGTGTAGCATATCCTTCTATCTTGATCTTCTGAGCAATGACATCCACGCCTTCGGTCTCGATGTTCACGTCGGCGACGTAGCCGCCGAAATACCTATACGGGACCGTGGCCGGGATGCAGGACGGACCGCCGCCCGGAAGCCATCCGTCAGGGGCATGGTCCCAAAGGAGATATGTTCCCGTCCCCTCATCGATGACCAACTCGCCGTCGGTCCCAACGGGGCCGGAGTCCTCTATCACGGTCCCGGTCATCTCGTCAGTCATCCAATATCCTTCGAGATTCGGGTCCGTGAGATCGGCCCCTGTCAGCCTGATCTTGGCCGTCGCCAATATCTCCGCGGGAGTCCTCACGTCGAGCCAGCTTCGGAGATCAGCGAAATAGATCGCACCCCCGAGTGCTGCATAGAATGATTCTCCTTGAAGGCCGATCGGGTTGGGCTGATAATAATATCCCTCGGCGGTGCCTGAATAGGAATCGGTTCCCTCGGCCACACCATCGACGTAGAATATACCTGTGCCCTCACCCCAAGAGAACGATAAGCGGTGCGATATGCTTAGATCGCAGGGCGAGGTCGATATCCAGGTTTGCTCGAAGAATGTCTCTCCGGTGTGCGTTGTCAGCTTGGCGTACCACCGCCATTCTTGATCGGCGTGGACCCATACCGCGCCCAACTTGACCCAATCGGAATAATATTCTCCGTTCCACATCAACGCCAGCGGGATGTATTCGTTCGCTGATACATACTCGCTGATGTTAGGGAGCTGATAAAGCAAGGCCAGCAAGACCTCGAACGTCCCAGATGCGTGCGCCTGTGCTGGGACAGTAATCAATACGGTGCCGAGATGCTCGGGATCACCTTCATAGACAAGCCCCGGAGGGTTCACCGCGAATTGGGTCTTGTTGATCGTCTCGGTCAGAACGCTGTCATATAGGTAGGCTTCCTGTCCTCTCTGGACCAATGCCGAACCTAATGCCACCTTGACCGTCACGGTCGCTGTCGGCACCGCCCCGACCCTGTCCTGCCAGGACACATCCTTTGGGAATATCGGTATGTCGGTCCCGGCGATATTGACCTTGAAGGCCATTCACATGACCCCCTGTTTTCTCAGCATGGCCGCCACTTCGGCGGCGACCTCCTTGGCATCCCCTGCCTCGTATATGTTGAATACGAACGTATTGCCGGACGATGCCGGGACGGGGGTGTACGTGGGCTCGGCCTCCTGCGTGACCGTGGCCGAGGATGCGCCGATGATCGCCAGGTCAGCCGCCAGTTCGGTCGGGTCCACCATCGTATATCCTGCGGGGAACGCCGCGATGCCGTACTTCTCGATGTTGGCCGCGTTCAGATGTATCTCGGGCTTGTTGCCCTCGGACACCGTAGCGACCTGCTCCTTGGTCGATATGCCTCCGACGGCGTAACCGGCATCGGCCTTGTCCCTGGTCGTGTACCAGTCGATGAGCATTCCCTCGGTGTCGTTTATCGGCTCTCCGGCCTTCCACTTTGCCATCGCCTTGTCGATGTCGTCCTGGGTGAATTTCTTGCCGTCGATGATGAACAGACCTTTCTCTATCTCCTTCCCTTCGTAGATGGACGTGTCGGAGACCTCTGTGTATTTGTCGTAATCGGTCTCCTTCCCGGTGTCCTCGTCTATCGCGGCCCCGTATTGTGACGACAGGGCATAGACCGCCACCGCCGCAGCCGCACCGACCGCGACCAATGCGACGCCTACCCCGGTCAGGCTCAGCCCGAAGGCGGTCGCCGCGTTCCATACCCATTGAGCAGATGCCGCCGCGATCAACCCACCGGCCAATAGCGACATGGCCACGCGGGTCTCCTCGGAGTCTGTGTTGAACGCCATGAATATCGCACCCATCGCGGCCATTCCTGCACCGGCGGATATCAGTGCCGATTTGTTCTTCTTCAAGGCCCCGGTTATCCCTCCGAGGTTCCCCGCCACGTCGATGGTAGATAGCCCCTTCCAAGCCTTTGCCATGCCGTCTATCCCAGATATGACCGTGGGGATGAGCGTGACACCGGCCATCAACACCTTCTCGTTGTAGGTGTCCTGAGCATCCTTGGCCGTTTCGGTCGCCAGCCTGGACGTTTCGAGAGCGAGCTGATAATCGGATTGTGCCGCCAACGCTTCCGGCGAGTCGGCCCCGTACTTCTCGATCGCCTCGTTGTACTTGACCTGCGCTTCGGTCGCGGCGACCTCGGATTTCTCGGCCTTGAGGTTGGCCTTCTCCATCGCCAAGGACGCATCATTGACGTTATCATAGGCGGCATACAGGGCCATCGCCGCCGACGCGGCCTGAGTGGCCGCGAGTGCCGTGGTCTTGATCGATTGGTCGGTTGCGGGGGATTGGGTCTTGAGGTTCGTCTGCGATGCTGCCACTTTATCAGTGGCCGTGGCCGCCTTCTCTGATTCGGATTGAAGCTGACGATATGCGTTGACGGTCTGCGGGGCCTCTGCGCCGTAGTCCGAGAGGGCTTGGTTGAACTGCTCCTGCGCCTCCTTGGCCCTCTGCGTCGCCTCCTCTGCCTGTTGGACGGCCTGGGCCAGGGCAATACCGTCCTGCTCGGCCCTGGTCATGCTCTGGGACATCCCCGCACCGGAGGACTTGATGCCGTCCATCTCCCTGCCGAGGCTATCGACGGACCTTCCGGCGGTCCCGGTCGAGTCTGCCATCTTCGAGGTTGCGGTGGCGGTCTTATCGGACAAGCTGGAGATGGCCTGTGCTCCCTCTGTCGCCCCCTTCTTCATCCCCGATGCGTCCAGGGTCGCCTTGATGCTTAGTCCTTCAAGCTCTGCCAAGTTATCCCTTCCTCTTGTTATCGGCGTTCCAGATAGCGTTTATCTCCATCACTTTATCTTTCAGGACCTTGTCGGGGTCTGGCTTCGGCCTCGGCGTATCTCCCTCGTAGATGGGGATGAACTCCTCGACGGCATATGCCCCGGGATGGGATTTCCTATCCCGGAACATATTGGACAGATGGCATTGAAGTCTGGCCGTCCTTCTGTCCTCCCGTCTGTCCCTTTCCGTTTCTAGCTCCTTCCAGGCATTGTAGAGTGCCCCCCATTCTGAGGGGGTCAGCCGTCCTGCTTCATCCCTTCCGAGTCCGAAGGCGATCCTGGCGAAGGCCCATCGCTCGGCCCACTCGGACTCTGCGCCTGGTTTTTTAGATCGGCCCCCTGGGAATTGGCGATCGTGCGGTATATGTACGTCCAGCTCTCAACGCTGTTCGCCACGTCGATCATCTTCCCGCACTCGATCACGGTCAGGCCGGATATCTCGTCCTTCATCCCTGCGAATAGGATTATCCTCGCGTCCTCGTCGGGCGGGGCCGTCTTGCCCCATCCCAAGCACGACTCCTTCCACGTCTTCCCTGTCAACGTGTGCCAGTTGCAGAAGAAGTTGAGGTTGGCCTTGAAATGCTTCAATACCCTTGGGTCGATCGCCATGTCCTTCACCCTCTTAGCTTGCCGCCCTCGCCACCCAGATGGTGTAGGTCTTGAGCACCTTGCCCGTTTCCTGGACGGTCACGGTTATCTCCGTCACAGATCCAGCCGCACCGAGGGTTATCGTCCCAGATGCTTCGCCTGATACGACCACCGTTCCGTTCACCTTGAGCACTCCCGAGCCAGTCGGCGTGATGGTGAGCCCGGTCGTCCCGGTTATGACCGGCACGACGTAATCGTAGATCGCCGCGGTCAACGGCCCGGTCAGGGTTCCGACCGAGGACGCGAGGCCGCTCAGGTCTGCCGATGCACCCACCGCGAGTACCGCCGCACCAGTCCCCTTCAAGGTCGCCGTGTAGCCTACCTTGTCGCCGTCGGGCTGTGCCGATTTGAGTTGCTTGACGTATGCGTTGAACGTCCAGGTATACGAACCATCAGGCCCGGTGACGATGAACTCGGCGATGGTCCCGGCGATGAACGCCGCGTACATTGCCGCCTGCCCAGCGTCGCCCGGTATCCAGTTGCCTTCGATGGACAGGTCGCCGATCGACCTCCTTCCCGGCTTGAACTCGTCCCAGTTGTTGTCGTGGTTCGAGAAGTCCACGTCGGCGGCTGATATGTCGAGCCCGTCGATGTTCTTTAGCTCTCCGATTGTGACTCCCGCTATTTTCAGCGTTGTCCCGTGTGCTACCAATCCCTGTGTCGTCATGTTATTTCCTCTCTGTGATATAGTTCTGACTTATTTTAATGACTCCATTCTCGTAGCCGAGGGACATCTGTTCCCCGGTCGTCCTGATCTCCATGTAGGTATGTGAGCCGATGACAGTGTTGGCCTTGTCATCGATCGCCGCCCTTGCCGCGTCGAGCAACGCCGTGGCCGCCGCGTGTGCCGTTATCGGGTCGCCCCCGGCCCTCGCCATGATCTGCAAGTTCGGACGGTACGCCGTCTTCCCGTCGTGAGTGAAGGCCGGGGCTCGTCCCGCGTAACCTTCAAGACAGATGCAATTTACCGGGGTGTCCCTCATGTGATGAATGAAGATGTTGACCGTCTGTCCGGTGGTCGGGCTGTAGATGCCTACTCCCTGATCCTCTAGGTACTGACAGATATCATCGACCCAATCGGCCACGCTCATCGGTCAGCCTCCTGTGCGGCCTTCTTTATGGCCGGGTCGAGATACTCCTTGAATATCCCCGGGATGCTCGGTGCTACGCGGTTGGCCGGGTCTTCGAGGTACTTCGCCTTGCCCTTTATCGGGTGTACCCAATCAAGCTCCTCATGCTGTCTGACCGCATAGATGATGTTGTAACCAAACTCGATGCTCTCGATGTCACCCACTATTACAACATCGTTGGCGAATGCCGAACCTTCCAACCCGCCGTCCTTCTTAGGAACTTCCGGGAACGACTCTGACATGATCGTTTCCTCGACCGCCGTCAGAGCATCGACCCCGGCCTCCTTGACGACCCCGCCGATGCTGTTGAACAGCTTGATTATCTCATCGGCCCCTTCGAGCTTCGTGCTGAGGACAAGACTTCCCTTCTGATATTTCCTGTCGAAGTCGAGGCTCAAACGAACACCACCTTGAAATCGAGGTTCCCCGACCCGCCGAACTCGGGCCTTATCTCGATGATCTCGGGCTGTGTGCCGTCGGGCATGGTAATCCTGTCTGTTACGGCGATCGACACGGCCCCGTCAAGATAGACCCTCGCCGTCGAGACTTTATCGGTTCCGTTGACGTATCGGTACATCTTGCTCTTGTACTCGACACGGGCCGGATAGACGACCCCGGCGTTGAAGGTGACTAGGCCGCCCGTCCCGATCGCCGCCCTTGTCTCGATGGTCACGGTCTGATTCAGTAGCCCCGAGATATCCATGTCACTCCTCCGGGAACTTGGGAATCTCATGCTGATCGAGATCGAAGTCGTCCATGTCGATGTCGGCCCGGGACTCGCTCACGTTCGAGGACGGGGTTCTCGACCCGACCGATGACAGCAGGGCCTTGTATTCCTCAAGGTAGGACGAGCCTTTGGACGATGCTGAATAAGAATAATCCCCGAGGCTTTCGGAGGTCTTGTTCGCGTCTCCGAGCTTGACCGCGAACATGTGACAGACGAGGAGAGCGTGAGCATGGTCATAGTCCTCCGTCGCCAGCCCGGGGTTCTCCCGATCGAGTCGGGCCTTCGCCTTCGCGTAGAGGTAATTATAAACTGCCGTGGTGAACTTGCTTCCCGCCCCATCGCTGACGGTGTATGGGCTCATCAATGCGATGTCCGAAGATGCCAATGTCATGTCTATCCCTCCGCTACTTCCAGATGTCTCAGTATCAGATCGCCCGGTTCCGGTGTGAGATATCCCGCGTTGTTGTTCTCGTGATGTATCCGGTGTCGATCGTAGAGCTTCCCGGGGTCCGTCATCGTTATCGCGTAGGCCCCGGGCATGATGTTGTCGGCACACCGGACGAGTTCGTTCTCCACGGTCATGTCCGAAAGCATCGTGACCCACGCCCTTGCCCTCGTTATGAGGTTATAGAACTTCTGACCCGCCGCGAGCTTGACGGTGCTCGCCCCGGTGAAGATGGTCGTGCAGGTCTCTTCTGTGAACGTCCCTGCACTAGAATTGAATGCTCCACCGTTGACGGTAATCGCTCCTTCTCCGCCGAGAAGGATTCCACGAACACCGACTGTTAGGGGTGCGCAAGTGAGAGAGTATCCCGATATATCTAGTGTAGCAGTTTTCACTGCATCATACGAAAGAACAGTCAGTGACGACCCCAATGTAGCAGATGCCCCCAACGCAACAGTTCTCGATGCACTTGCTCCTGATTTCAAAGAAACAATTACTGGAACCCGCACATCCCCAAAAGATATTGTTCTATCAATTGATGTTCTGTACTCTAACGTGCCTGTTCCTATGATAGTTCCGCTATTTGAGTACACCACACCTGCCACCGTATCGGGAATCAACCACAGTTTCTTTACTAAGTTCAGTGTCCCGTAGTTGTAAAACCCAGCGAGGACGGACACGTATGTTAATGCACCCTGAATTGTAACATTCTGGCGTATTTTCAGTGTGGCGAGTCCGAAATCCGTGTTCCCAGAAATGACTTTGTTGTTTCCGGTCATATCGACCGATGTTAACCCGCTTCCGCCTGTCCGGGTATAGTTCGCACTGCATGTAATGAGGAATGCACCGGAGTTGCAAACTCCCGACTGTATCAGGAAATCCGTACACCCGAAATCGACGGATTGTATAACGGACCCCAAATACCCCGTCCCAAGTGTGAACGTCCCGACAGTGATGGCTAAGTCCCAAGTGCAATTTCCATCTGAAATGGCATGGTCGAAGGATATGTCATCCCCTGCAACGGGTTCTACTCCCCCGACCCAATTCGCATCTGTCGAAGCTAGATTGCCTGATGTTGGACTCCACTGTTTTAACGCCCCCATTGCGAACGGAAGCCCCGTGAACAACCCCGCCTGTTCTTTCAACAAGGTGCACGACATCGCACAGACGACCAATCCGGCACACGCGAGTCGGCCCGATCGCGTACCTACGAACTTCCGCACGTTCTTTATCGAGCCGGTCAAGTGTAGATATCGATCGATCTTTCCCCAATAGATGAACCACCTTTTGGACCGAACGGTTATCGGCCCTTCGTTCATCATCCTGACGTGGTATTTCCGGCCCCGCTTCTTCTGATACATCAGATCGAGGTCGGGGATAACGAAGTCGATGTTCCCTTCTATCAGCCTTCCCCTGGTCATCTTGCGTCTGGCCTTGCTCTTTTCCTTTTCGATCTTGTGCATCCATCGAACCCGAGCCTGTGCTATGTTCTTCGGCCTGTTCGAGCGGATGACCGTGCATAAGAGCAGGGCCAATATGACCATGAGATAAGCGAGCATCGGCTCACCCGTTGCTCGTCACCAATAGATTGACGTTCGTTATCGCATACGAAGCATCGACGTTCACGACCTTGAGAATCTTCATGTAGTGGTGATTGACCACGAAGGATTGCGGGGTTTTCTGTGCCGTGTTCCCGGTCACGACCACGCGCATGATGAAGCTCTCCTTGGTCGGAACGTTGTTGGGATCATCGTAAAGCAGGATGTAGAAATCGACCGGCCCCACAGCCGATGCGTTCGCACCCGTCATCTTGGCCGTTAGATTGATCTGTTTCAGGCGGTTGATGTCTATCTCGGCAACGTACGTCTGCGTTGTGTACGGGGTCGCCGCCGCGATCGATGCAATGTCCTGCTCAACTCCGTTCTGCTTCGCGTCTGCCGTGTAGGCATATGTGTCGAGATCGCCCAATCTTGTATCGTTCGGAATGTGAATCCCTCCTTTGTTGAGACCCGGGATAAAAGGCCCCGGTAGTCCCGTTAAGGAAATGTTTATGCGAGGTCCGTCAATGTGCAGATGGCCACGCTGTTCTTGATGCGTGGTCTCATGCAGGCGGTCATCGCCCCATATATAGGGGAGTTCTTCGGGGACTTGCTGTCCATGCCGAGGTCGTTCTCGTAGTCCTGCCCGAGGATGAGATCGATGTAGAGTCCGGCGGTATCGACGGGGCTCAATAGTCCCGTCCCTGCGGTGATATCGACCGACTCGATGATCTGCCCCTTCGGTGCGTTCGGTATGGAGTTCAGCAGTGCTTCGACGTGAGGCTTCTCCATGATGCCGTTGTACTCCGAGGCTTCCAGCAATCCCATTTCGGTCGGGTTCAGGACGAGGTTGAAGTTGCAACCATAGACCTTATCGGCCTTGACGAGTGCCTTCGCCCCCGCCACCGCCGCCGTTGCATTGCCGTACGTGCCGAAGTGCTTCGCGGTGGTGTACGAGTTCCCTGCTCCCTGATACAGACCGTTGATGGAGTAGCTGGCCCCGTCAGGTGTCCATCCCTGTATCAGTAGGTCGTCCTCCTTCTCCGAGCAGACCTGGGCCGCCGACAGCATCGCCGCCGTGTCGATCGCAATGCCCTCCGAGGCGAATGCGTCGAACTGCTCACGCTTGATCTCGTAGCCCTTGGCTATCCAGATAAGCGGGACGTTCGTTAGGTCCGTGTTGATGTTGTCCCTCGGGAGGGACGGTTGTGGCCTCGATAGGCTGATCTGTGCCGACCCCATCTCGGTTATGGACATATAGTCCACGTTGTACTTCCCGACCGGAAGCCTGGTCACCTTCGGGAATAGCTGGCGTCCCACAAGCATCTGCCTGAGTGGATTGACCATCTCCCTGTCCATGTATTTTGCGACTGTATCAAAGCTCGTTGCCATCTTAGATCACCGCCTCGATGATTATGTCCTGGTCCGATGCCGAGGATGCCATGCTCTCTCCCGCCGCCCCTACCTCGACAACGCCCGGTGAGATCACCAAGACGTAGAACGAGCCGATGACCGCATGGGCCGAGGTCGTATAGACCAACGACTTGATCGTTCCGTCGGTGTTGTAGCCCGGGAACTTCGGCATAGCGAAGTACGTTATCCTTGAGTCCTTCATTGTGGACTCCCTCAGGTATGCCCCGAGCGTGATGAGGTTCTCGGTCAGCACGACAAGCTCATGCGGGACGAATCCAGCAGTGACGCACGACTCCCCATCGAGAAGCCCGTCCTCGTCGCCGCTTTCACCCGCGGCCAAGAACCCGACATCGATCGAGGATGCCGCGACCTCGGTAGTTACCTTGACGAGGACATCCTTGATTATCACCCCGGCGGGGAAGTCTATGCCAGTGTCATAGACGGTTGCCTTCTGGACGAAATCGACCTTCAAGGCCGGTACTCCGTTGACCAGTATTCCCGGTGCGACCCTTCCATCGGTCCAGGAGAATAGCTTGTCGCCGACGCTGACCGCACCGAATCCCGCGGCCAGCTTGCCGAGGATGGCGGCCCCGCCTCCTCTCAGCACCGCGATCTTGTCCTCGATGACCTGAATGGTCGCCTTGGTCGCCGGACGGTAGTTCTCGGCGGTGTCCTCGTAGCCGATGAATCCCTCGGGCTTTGAAACGCCGTCTGCAACCTTCACGTCGTAGTCTGTCGATTCTTTGATTACCAACCTTCCGGGGTACATGTTGGCGGCGACGCCAACGTTCTTTTCGATCTTGATAGGGAAATCCCCTCTCACGACGATCTTCCCGGTGGGCGTTGTGTATCCTGTGTCAACCATGTGAATCCCCTCACTCGCTCACGTACTTCTGGGTCATCGGGTCCCAGCGGCCCACCCTCTCAACGTGGTCCTCTCCCGAGCCCTCGACCTCTCCCTGCTTGCCAGCGGGGGCCTTGGCCTTGAAGTCGAGTATCGCCTGGGCGAACAACGCCGGGGTCTCCTCGTACATCTTGCGGGTCTTGGCCTCCTCGTCGCCATGTGTCATACCCTTCGGCAACTTCTGTTTGAGGGCCGTCCACTCGTCGTCCTTCTTCTTCTGCTCGAAGGTCTTGAGTGATTCCTTGGCCTTGTTGAGTTCGGCCATAGTCGATTCCTTTTCCTCTTTCAGCTTCTTGATCTCGGCTTCTCGGGCCAGGGCGGCTGTCTTCGCATCCTCCACGGCCTTGTTAGCCAAGGTAAGCTGAGCTTCCAACTCCTTGTTGTCTGCCATTTCCTGTTGCTCCTTGGTCATTTCGCCAGCGGATTTGAAGAACTCCCTGGCCTTGTCAAGGAAGGTAAGACCCTCCTTGAGCTTCTCCTTCCCGTCATCTGTCATCTGCTCTCTCCCTGTCTCCATGTTCAGAAATCCTGAACCATCATCCTTCGGGCGATTATCTGCATCTTCCTCAAATAAAAGGACATGATGCGGCTCTACTGCCCCGGTCAGCCCCCCGTTGAGCCCCTGGGCCCGGAACGCCGTCGATAACGACAGCGACCCGGACTTAATCATCGCGTCGATCTCCTTGTCGTGAATGTCGCTCGTTGCGACCAGTCTCGGATGTCCGGCGATCGCTATTGAGATGTCCTTCATGTTGCCCGGGACTATCCGGCCCTTCACCTTCGCAAGTGCCTTCTCATAGTCCTCGTCGAACGCATCGAGGTCCGGGTGGCCGTATCCCTTCGGGACGTAGATAAGCGGCACCTTGGCCCAAGCATCGAGCGAGGGTTTGAAAGCGTCCGCATTGAACATCGTCCCGTCTATCTTCCGGTCAAGCGTCTGCAAGATCGTGGCGTGAGATCCGTTCAGATGTTCGCTCTTTGAAAAGAATGCCTTGCTCGTCTCGCTCTTTTTCTTCGGGACCCATTCGCCCTTGTCGTCCTTCTCGAACGCTTCTTTCACCGCTGACCACGCGATCGCCGTGGCCTTGGATTCGTCCTTGGATTCGTCCATTGCCGAGTTGAACGCTGCCAGATAAATCTCCTGTGCGTGCGTTGGGAGATTCTCCTGGATTGCGGGGGGCAACTCATCTATCGAAGCGTATGGCATGATGCTACCTGAGTGAGATACTTTCGGTTCTCATTCACTTTGGTAACACGCATGAAAATCTCATCCTTATATAATTCGATAACAATCTTCCGGCACTTAAATTATTGCTTCTCAATTTTACTTCGATGCGTCAGTGTTTAGAACGCAGAAGATGTATCTCGAAGTGACAATTTTGACAAACTATGATACACTTGTCCCACTCTGTTTCTAAGGTCTTGATGCTCTCTCCTTGTCTGACCATCGTGGATATATCGTCGGTCTTTAACCGCGGGTCTTTATGATGAGGGACGAGAGCCACGCCTTTATAACCGCATCTGACGCAGGACTGCCCCTGCATCTTTTCCGCAAACCAATCTCGGGCCACGTTCTTAGCCAACACTTTGATGTTCTTGATCTCCTCTTTGATCGAATCGTTGGAAAGTTTATGCTCCATGCCGAATATCTTTTTATTCGCTCGATCGATGCAACGAACCACCCTTTCCATATCTACGACGACGGATCCGATTTCATATCGGTCGGTCATCCCGGCGTCCCTGCACGCCTTGGTCAATTCTTCATTCGATAATGACGGAGACATTTTTACCGATCAACTCCTTTGGCAGATATATCATTCCCTGCTTGCCCCCGTTGGTCTTGGCGACGGTCTTGGTCAAGACCTTATCGGCATCTACGGTCATTGTTACTTTCATGATGTATCATATTGTAGGGGCTAATATATGATGTTTTTATTCGTTTTCCCGCGGGTTTTGCATCTATCTAGCCCCTATTATGTGAAGCAATGAAACAGGACGTTCTCACTTTGACGAAGTTGAAAAGCAGTCTCCATGAATACATCTTATTGTCTCTCATCTTGATACTGATGCATCTGGATAGTTTGGAGCAGGATGAGCATCGTTTGATATCGCTCACGGTCTTGGCTGTCAGTTCGGGAAGATCGGCGGGTGGATTGATTATCGATAACTCTCGAACATGAATAATCACTCCCATCGTACAGAATGAAAGTGATGAACATCCCAAGCAGTTGTCTTTTAAGAATCCGGCCAGATAGTTGGATATGAACGAGGGGTTCCTGAGATCGGTTGGACAATCGCCCGGGAGCATGGCCGCGATCACACCCGGACCCCCAAGTATCCGCTCTATACAATCGAGGCGTTCCGGGCACTCGGCACATCGGCCAAGGAACCACCTGACGAACGGCCTCAGATACCAAGGGGCCTTTCGTGCGATACGCTTCGGTCGATCGGGGCTGATGCTCATGCGACCAGTCCGACCTCGGCCTTCATCAGCATATGATGGTAGGCAAGAAGCTCCTCCTGCTTGGCCGTTATCCTGACTCCCTTCAAGATCGCCTGGAATCGCCGCACACAATTTGGGTGTGCCAGCATGTGGTCCAATGCATAATCGATGTCCCATTCCTGCTGATTCGCCCGACCGCATTCCCCGCACGACTTCGGCCCTTCGTTGTCCCATACCCGGACCCGCTGGACCCCGCGATTCTGCAACTGCATGAGCCGTGACTCGTTGGTGATGTTCGCGGATTCGGTTCGTGCGACGGTCGAGGCCCAGGACTTCTTGCCGTCCATCGCCTCGTTGATGTCGTATGCGATCGAGCCCTTGGGATATGTCCCGGTCGAGGACTGCTTTGAGCCGAGCGGCTTGCCGTCCTTGATGCCCTGTTTGATTATGTCGGCCAGTTGCGTCCTCGTCGCTTCGTTCTGCTCGGACAGCCACGGCTTGAACACATAGGAGTTTGACTTCGTATCGAAGACGTATGACCCGCCTTGCTTGACGAGAAGGGCCTTGTATTCGTTCGAGTACTGTTCCGCGATCTGCGAGTAGTACGGGCTTCCGGCCTTGACTCCCAAGGATAGATCGGCTGCTATCGTCCCTTTGTAAGCCGTGTTGTAGGCCGTCGTCCCTAAGATGTCGGTGGTCCCTGTGTAGTAGGCGTTCAGGGCACGGGTCAGGGCCGCGAGGAAATCCAGATTCATCTGAGGCCTCGGACTATCTGCTCCACCGCCTCCTCCTGTTCCTTGCGTATCTTCGCCGCCGCCTTCTCCTCGTCGGTCGTCGGCGTGTGTTCCTTCGCGGCAAGCTGTATCAATGAGCCTCCGGTGACTGGCGGATTGATGATGTTCCATTGACCGGCCATCGTCGCCATCTGCTCGTCGGTCAGGGGCATCGTCCCAAGCTTCTCCCTGATCTCGTTCGGGCTCAAGGTCCGGGTAGCGAATCCGATCTCGGCCATCGCTCTCTCGGCGGCCCCGAGGGTCGCGGCGGTCCTGCCGATGTGTATCTGAAGCTCATAGCCCTCGAAGCCGTTGGCCTCAAAGTACGGGTCGAACAACGGTTCAAAGGCATCCTCGACCCAGGAGTGTTGACCGCTGATGTAGAGATCGGTCAGGTCCTTCTCGGCCCCGGCGTTGCCCCCAAGCGTGTCGCCCTCCTTCTTGAACAGGCTCGATGGGGAGAAATAGTCCTTGATCTCCTTCGCAAGTTGTTGGACCGTTTGAAGGGCCGACTGATTGTCCTGCGGATTGATGTTCTCGACGGTCATGTTCTCGCGAAGCTGATACGCCGAGTCCTTACCCCAGTTGTTGAGAATCTTCTGGGCATACGACACATCGCTGTTCGGGTCGCTCGGGTTGCCGATCGGGTTCGTGACCTTGATGAAGATGTTCGGAGAGCCGACGCGGTTCACCTTCTGCATCTGGGCCTTCCATGTGAAGTTCAGCATGGACACGATCGGGATAAGAGGTATGATCTTGGACTGTCCGGCCATGCCCGGGCTCGTCGGGTCCCTCACCGGGAAGATGTTCGTTATCTCCGTAGGCTTGACCCCGGCGATGCCCGACGTTTGCCAGTAATGCACGTTGCGTTCCTTGTCCAGACAGATGCCCTTCAATATCTCATCGGTGTAGAGAGTGCCACCCGGGGCCGAGTCCTTGAACGACTCGGGCGGAAGCCGCCTGAGATCGGTCAGGACGTACTCGTTGCCGACCCAATCCCATACGGGGTTCCACGGCGAAAGGCCCCATCCGAACTCATCGACCCAGGCCATCTGCATCTTCGGCCATAGTCGTATCTTCTCGGCCATCGACATGAGCCGCGTCGAAAGCTCGTCGTCGATCTCCCGGTCCGGGTCGAGCACCTCGATCTTGTACTTGTCCACGAAGATCATCGACCGGAGCTTGTTGATCGAGTCATAGACATACTTGTTCTTTAACACGTCGAGGATGGTGTCTGCGTTTATGGTCGGCTTGACATAGTAGAACCCGCCCGTCCAGACATAGGCATCCCCTTCTGATTGCTGTGGTTTCGCTTTCGGCATTAGAAAATCCCTCCTGACGAATAGTATGGCATCGCATCGGACCTCGTGTAATCGTCCATGCGTGAACCGCCCGTGGCCTGATTGATGTCCGGTTGCGATCGGCCCCCGGCGTTGGCTAGGAAGTTGTAGCCCCCGGAGATCGTGTCAACAATATCGTCGTGTGCCTTCGGGTCTTTGCTCGGGAACATGGCCGACTCGGTTATGACCACTTGATTCCAAGCGGCCTCGACCATATCGAGTAGCCCCGCCGCGACCATCGTGGCCGCGGGGTACGACCTTGCCAGCTTCGACCCGGGCGGCCTGTCCTCGTAGTACGCGAGTCCCTTCAAGACATCCTTGCGGAAGTGGTTGGCCAGAATCTTGCTGGATGCACCGGGCTCAAGCTCGATGACCTGTCTGACCCCTATGCCGTCCTTCTTCGCTGTCTGCATGATTAGGTCTTCCACCGCCTCGGGGCTCAACCGCCCTCTCACTAGATCGAGGATATGATAATGGTTATCGGCCTCGCCCATCTTAAGCCCTACCACGAAATCGCCCTTGCCTTCCGTCGCGGCGAGGTCCCAATATCGCACCATTCTCATCGACTTCGGAAGCGTGTACCAGGGCACGATCTTCCACCACTCCGTTTTAAAGACGTTGCCCTCTATGACCGCATCCCAGATGCCGTGAAGCAGTTGGTCCCTGATTATCGGATGAAGTTTATTCAGTCTTGCCTCGTAGTCGACCTGATCGAGATAAGGATTGTCCTTCAGGAACGCCGGGATGAATACGTGGCCCGGTCGCTTCTCTGTCACGAACTTCCGCTTGACCCATTCGTGCCCGGGGCCGCCTGGGTTCGTCGTGCATCGCATCCTGAGAGGGACCCAATGAAGCGGGTCGTCCTCATCGCTAGGCTTCCTGAGTCGGGAGTGAAGATAGTCATACGCCTCCTCCCAAGGTATCTCCGTGAGTTCATCGACCGATATGTATTGCCAAGCGGTTCCTTTGTAGTTCGTCGCGTCGTCCCTGTTCTCTAGGTACCCGAACGTCAGCGTGGCCCCGCTTGGGAATACCCAGGTCTTCTTTTGATCGTTCCATCGGGCATCGGTATCCTGCAACCATGCCTTAGATCGGGGGATGAGGGCACCGCCCTGTTCTAGCAGTCTTGTATTTCTTCTAAGAATTAAAGCGTTATAGCCGGGTATATCAGCGTATTGTAGTGCCCCGGCCAATATACCATCCGACTTGCCTCCCCCCGCAGCACCGCCGTATAAACCCTCCTCGCTCGGGTGATTGAGATATATCGCTTGCTTAGGGGTCAGGGTTATCGGGATGTACTTTGTCATCCTCGGCCTGACCATCCCGGCCATTGTCCTTCTTTGTTCCGGTGTCAGGGATGAGGCCGTACTCGGCCATGAGCTTGTTGTATTCATCTAACCACTTCGCCTCTGCGTACTTGTCGATTCCTTGCTCCCCGGCGTTCGATATCATGATGGTGGGCATGTCCATCGTCAGCCGTTCTAGGTCTGTCGCGATCTTGACCCATGCTGGTATCTGCCCCGGCTTGATGTCCTTGACCGGGAGGTATGTGCTTCTGTCCTTCGGGTCGGGCATGAGCTTGGCGATTATCCTATCCTGCATGGCCCGGGCGATGGTCCTGTGCGTCTTACGCATATCCTCCCGTTCCTTCCTGATCTCGTCCTCCGTGGCCTTGCGTCTTACGTCGTCCAGATGTGCGTCATAGGCCCGTACTCTTTCGACCCAGTTGTACTGAGACGACCACACCCTAAAATATCGTACCGATTTATAGAGCGGGGCCCCTGTCGGCCCAAGGATGAACTGAGGTATCCGGTCGATCGCCCTGCCAGTACCCATGTCCCGGTACACTACGAAGGCCCGAAACGCTTTGTCCGTTTCGTCGGCCCGTCGCTCCCATAGCTCGGTCAAGCCTTTCACGGCCCCGGTCTTGTACCGTCACTTTGCCGGAGATTCGTGTCGGTCTCCGACGTTATGAACAGTTTTATCGGAGGTTCTTGAATCTGTCCCGAGGCTTTTGTCAAGATCGTTGACACTTTGCTCACCTGTTCGTGATGTTGGTGACGGTCGGCTTGGCCTCGATCTCGGGCCGCTTGTCGGTGAGCCAAATGTTGCCTACGGCGGTCTTCTGATAGATCACCCGGAGGTCTCCGTTGAACTCCTTGACGTGTTCCTTGAACGCTTCTAGCTCTCTGTAAGGTAGCTTGCCTACGAAGCCGAAGTTTATGTATGTCGCAGTGAAGTCGTCGTCGCTCATCTAGTTGCCTTCCTTTTTGCTTTGTTCGATCGGGGTCCAGTCTGCGCGTATCGTCTTGCACCTCGGGCATTGCCATAAGAACCCTCCTACTTCGATGCCTAATGGCATGACCTTGACCATCCTGACATGCTCGGGCGTCATCTCCAATGCCTCCGCCACCAAGCTGATATGCCAAGTGCATTGGGGGCAATAATGGTCCGGGTCGTCCATCAGTACACCCCTCCTGATCCCTTCATTCTCCTTGCGATGAACTCCGCGACGACATCGGCCTTCGCGTTCGATGGGATGTCGTCCTTGACCACCGCCTCGTATGTCTTCAAGAAGATATCACGCTTGCAGGGGTATATCTCACCTGCGATGCCCTTGATTAAGAAGTCACCTGCGTGTCCGTCCATGTCGCCTTCCAAGGTGGGAACGGTCATGTCCTTTTTCAGTTCGACCGCCTTGATTACGATCGGCCTCTTGCGGTATTCCTTGACCTCTGAGGAGTCGAATAATTTCTTAAATTCCCGGCGTGAGTTGTAATCGAACCAGGCTTCCGGTGATATCTCCCCGAGCCATGCCAGCCGTTCGATAATCATATGCTCGGCCTCGTCCCAGTTGTTGCCTCGGCCTTTGATGAAGACGTTGCGATATCCCACGTTCAATCCGTTCGTGATATGCCCGTTCGGGCCTTCGATCTCTATACGATGCTCGGCCCCGGTAGCCCACCTGTTGACGAGGGACCACCCCAATGGGAGCATGCTCTCGAAATTGCCACACATTCCGAAGTCCATCAGATTACCCCCATAGCCAAGAATAGTATCCCCACCGCCATAAGGAGATACGCCGCCAGCCATACGATGAAGCCTGTCTCGTTCTCGCTCATTTCTCCCTTGTCGTTCATTCGTACCATTGGCTCACCCGAGGAATACTTTGAACACAACCAATGCGGCGAATAGCGTCTGTATAGCCATCCAGCAATAGAGCCCCATCGATCGTGTGTCCTTATCCAATTCCGCTTCTTTTTCTTCTGTCATTCTTTACCATCCCGTTGATAGATTAATGCTTCTCGCTCTTATTATTATCTTCGGTGATTATTTAATCGATTCGTCCGGTTTTAAAGGACATTTTGATTTATCATCGCAACGATAGAATATTTCTCCGCATCTTTTACATTCATATACGGATTGCTGGCACAATCCTCCCGGACTCCAAACGCACCAGGCCGCCCCCTTAAATTCTAAATGGTGACGATGTTTGCTCATTTGTCCTCCTTCGTGACGTTCTTTATGCTTATCTCCTTGCCACCTATTCGTAATGATATCGCAGTTATGCCGGGCCTGTCCGATGCGTCCAGGGCCACGCAGACGGCCTTCATGATGACCTCTCTGATGTCCCGGTCTGCCGCTGTCTTGATGAGATTCCTAACGGCATCGGATTCGTCCTTCATGTTCTCGACGTTGGGAGGAACGTAGAATTTCTTGACCCGCCTTGCTATTTCGTCGCAAGTTTCCTTGGCATCGTTCGGGGTACTTTCGCCGACCTCTCCCCCTGCCTTGTTCTTCGGGTTCGACTTGCAGCATTCCTCATGCTGGACCCTGCGCCCGAAGGAGGTGAATATCCTCGGACAGTGGGAGCATCGGAGCGGGTTATCCACGTTTTTGCTGGGGTTACTTTCGGTCACTTTCGGATAATCTTCCCTGTTACTTCCATCCTTGCATTCGATACAGGGAGAACCGTCTTTGAATCTCTCCGGGCCATCGTGTCGGCAAATGAATTGGCAGCCGTACATCTTCCGTCGATCGAGGTCGGATATTGCCAGGATATAGAGCAGCCCCACGCCCTTGACCTCCTTCGTCCTGACCTGCTTGGACGCTTCGAGCCTGGTCATCGCCGCGGCTGCCGTCGGGATGTCGAGGCCCGTCGCCTCGATTATCTCCATCGTGTCCATCCCATGCTCTCGATCTCCCTCCGCCAATGCCTTCAATATGATATCGCTCGGTGTGTCTTTCGTGTTCATCTTCATTCCTTCAATGTCCTCTGTCCTTTTATCCTGTTCTCGGTTCTTATTTTCATGCCCGTGTCGTCGCTGAGCTTCGCCCCGCAGTTGTCGCATTCGAGAAGGGGGGCGCATCCGAAGTACGTCGGGCGCATCTTGCCTCGCTTGCAGACGGGGCAACGATCTTCGTCGCTCATCGCACCATCCCTTTGTTGGCCTCTTGGATTGTCTCTTTCATGTTCGGGCACATGCCTGGGAGAGTAACGACCTTCGGGTACTTCGACGCCTGAATCGTCGCCAGGGTCAGGAACGGATAGTTGCGGCATACGGTCGGCCGGACATCATGGATGTTGCAGGATGCCCCGATCGGATAGGATTTTTCATTCGCCTCGTCAGATTCCATTTCGATCTCAAGGAATGGACAGACGTTATCAATGTTCTTGATTATCAGCCACCTTCCTATCTGCCTGTCGATGTATTTCTTCCTGAACTCCGAGCCTTTCATCCCGAGGAATCGGGCGATCTCAACCGCTTCGGGTCCGGTCATGCCGATGGTCATTCCCTTACAGCACTTCCCGCATTGTTCACATTTGTGTTTGGCGTTCAGGTTCCTTAGCATCCCCAGGGTCCGTTCGTCGGGCTTATACCCTTTGAAGGATGATGCGATCGCCCGGGCCTCTTTCACTTCTTCTTTCGTAAGCATATCATCTTCCTCTGCAACGCTTGATATTTTCGACTGTAATCATTCCAAGATTTCACGGCCCAGAAATTCCACGGCATACAATAGCGATATAAATCAATCATCTCCTGGGTCTTGGGCACATCGATATTGTTCATAATCATGGGCAAGGCCCCCCATTCTTTCAGTTGATCGGCTCTCGCGGCGGCATCCTCGACCTGCTCCGGGCCATTACAATAGACAAAAAATAAAACCTCGTTCCTGACCTTTATTCCGGCCTTGTTCAGGATATCTATGCCCTCTTTCACCTTCTCGGCGTAGTTCCAATCATCGAATGCGAAATGGATTTTCGGGTAGATCGTCAACTCCTTCAATCTCTTGGCGATCTCCTCGTCAAGGAGTCGGATGTCCATCCCCTGAGTTACGTCGATCGCAATCTTATTGTCCCGGAAATAGGCCGAGGTTTCCATGAACCATTCCTTGTCGGCATACCAATTATTGTCGAGCAACTTGGCCTTTTTGAAGTTTGGATTTATGCCGTCCTTCCATTTCTCAACGCGACGATATCGGCCTTCCTTTTCAGGCACGACACAGAAATAACAATGCCTGATGCAACCACGAGAGGTATGAATCATCGAATAATCCATCTCGGGGAATAAGGAATAATCCGGTGGCATGGCCTCGACTTCCGGTGGAAGTTCCTTATGGAGATCGTACCCGGACCCGCCGACGATCACCTTGGCATTCGGGTACATGAATCTCCATCCATCCGCCAGATGCTTGTTTCTCTTGAAGATCACGCATCCATAAACGATGTCGGGGTTCTTCATGTTGAAACTAACTTCATCTCCTTGACGTTTATGCCAGGTGGATATTTTTATCAGTGACAAGGGGGGAAGCCCGGTGCTGTCGGCGTTAATCAGAAGTACCCGCGTCAAACCCTCTCCTTGAACTCGATCTCGACCATTGACGGCCCGATCGCGTACTTCTTCTCGACCGCCCACTTGACGATCTGAGAATCATCGGCATAGAGAACCTTGTTTAACGCATCCCCTACGCACCTCTCAAGCTTATCAAGATCGGGACGCTTCACGGGATACTTTACCTTCAAGGGAGTTGATTTCGGCCTGGACAGATGGAATACGACGGTTATCTCCACCGCCTCATCCTTGGCGAAGAACAGGCCCGGATGTCCCGCGAGATAGTTCTGGACGTTCATGCGGATGAACGCTTCCCAATCGCCGGTCTTGGCGTTCGCGTTGGTCGTCACTACCCGGTCTAGCTTCTTGATGTAGAAGCTCTTTGTGGACCCTTTCGGGACCGGCTCTCCCATGATTACGATCTTTCCTTCTTTCATCTGAATCCCTCCTCGTACACCTTATGCCCTAGCTCCTTTATCTCTCCCTCGATTATTTTTATATCGTGCACGAAGAAGATGGTATATCCGTCGGGCGAAAGGTTCACCTTGTACGCGACCTTCCCGCACTTCGTGCATCGTACCTGCTTCGTCCTGTCCTTGTGGATGATGGCCTTGCATGTTGGACAGGATATCGTCTCGTCCTCGCCGTACCCGGTGATCGTGATCTTAGACCCGCAGAACCGGCATTCCCTGGGCGTCATCGTCCTGTCTCCTTGAACGACCCGATGATGCGCCCATTCTCCATTTGTTCGTTCGTCTTGAACAGGCCCGTCGCGGTCCTCGAGGAGTTGACCGTGGGCGGGCACCCGTTGGTCCGACATATCGCCTGGTTGCCCATCAGGCAAACGCAGTACGTCCTGCATCTGCTCGTCATTCGATCAGAACCCTCCCCACGAATCGACTGCACAATGCACCAACAAGGCCACCGACAAGCCCACCGAGAGCGAGGACCACCGCAGGATGGTGGAGTTCCCGCCATCCGAATAGAAGGTGGTCCGCATCAAGACAAACGCCGACAGCCCCACAGACGCAGAAAATAAAAAGTGGAGAGATTCGCAGACCGCGACGTAGCCGAGCGGATATCCCGCGACCTCCCACTGGTTCAGCCATTGGTAGATGGCGTCTAGGAACCACATATCTATCATTCGCTTCGTTAGCTCCTTTCATCCTTCTCAGTCGTCCTCGCCGACATGCTTGACCGGGGCCTCGATCTTGCCGGTGATAACGTCCATGACGATCGTGGTGTGCTGATCGAAGTCACCGGGGCATATCACTGCGTCCTTGAGGACCTTGAGCTTCTTGACCACCCACTGCCTGAGGTCCGCCGATTCCGCGTCCTTGCGGTTGTTGAATCCCTCCTCCGTGGTGTTGAGCTTGAACTTCTCGGTCCTTATCTCATAGGGGACCCCCGCAGGCTTGATGTATATCGTCGCCTTCGGGACCTCCTCGCCTTCGAGGGTGTGCTGTCCGTTGCCCTTCGGCGTCCAGTCCTGGGGCACGGGTTCCTTCTTCTCCCCGTCCTTGAACCCGTCCAACAGGCCGGGTGCGTTCTCCTCTCCCTTCGTCTCCGGCTCAGGGGCCGGTGCTTCCTTCTTTTCCTTCTTTGTTTTTGCCATTTTTCATTCCTCCTTCATTCATCTTCTCCGCGATGGCACTCGATATGACAATCCTCGCATAGGAGTGCTATCTCCTTGCCTTCTCTGATGTCCTTCTCGGCTCTTAATAGTGCTTGCCAGCCTCCCTTGAATCTCCCTTCCCGGCGTTCGTTGACGTGATGGAACTCCAATAAGTACGTCCTCTCGCACCATACGCAATGACCGCCGAGCAGCTCGATCAGGGCCGCCCTCCGCCGACGATAGAGGCCAATCGTGCTCCTCTTTCCGTTGGCGGTCCTCGTCATCGTTGTGGCGACGGCGGTGGATTCCATCTCAGTCGTCGTCCTCCTCGTTGTCCGAATCCTCGATGATCTTGTCGAGATCAAGCCCATCTACGAAGTCGGCGATTTTCTGGCGACGTTCGATCATGAGCTTGTTGCGCTGGCCGCCGATGACCGGATCATAGTGGCGTGTGATCGACGTTTCGATCATCCTTGTAAGTTTGTCCGGCTTGATCGCGTCAAGCTCGACCTGCCAAGCAACTCCATACTTCTCAACGAACCCTTCGTATCTTGTGTCGGTCTTCTTCGCCGGGGCCGGTGGGAGGTTCCATTGTTCGACCTGTTCGATGGTCAACGCTTCCTTGGTAAAGGATTCGATATCGAGATCGAAATCGTTGGGAAGCCGCTCTTGAAGTTTGTCGGGAATGTTCTCTCCCGATGGGTCGAAATCTCCGAAGTATATCAAATGGAGTTCTTGGCCCTCATCCATTGAATCCTTCAAACGCTCGGCCAATTCCCATTGAAGGGTCAAAGAGGGATACCCCTTGCATACCATCAGATCGACCTCAAGCCTTTCGCATACGTCGCTGAATATGCCCTGCAAGGCTTGTTTCTCGACCATGACCACCACCCGTTTAGGCTGATTGTACCATTGTGGGACACGATAATAGAGAGCAAGCTCTTTCCATTTCTGTGTCTGGCGTTGCATGAAGCTCTTGAGGGATTCGTAATCTACATTGTTCTCCCCAAGTTCGCGGCTACGGTCCTCGATCGCCTCGAAATCTACTTCCCCGTTTAGTCTGGCATCGCCAAGGATATCGCCAACTCTTTTGTAGCTGTTCTGCGAGTTGAGTAATCCATAATCGGCCACCAATCGATAGTAGATTTGCCGGATGGTCAATCTTGTTTCATATTCTTCGATGACCTTTTTGATATAGGTCAAGGTTTCTTCCCTTGATGGGTATTTTCTTGTCTTCGGTTCTTTAACTTCTTTCGGTTCTTTCATATAATCAGCCCCTTCGAGTTCGTCGCCTCGATCACTGCCTTCTTCGCCTCGGCCCAGGTCCTCCCGCTCCGCAGGAAACGCCTCGGGCCGATCGCCTCAAGCTCGTGAATGTTCCCATCCTTCGAGTTGAGGCAATGGTACGATCTCCACATCCATCCCTCGGGAAGGTCTGTGCTTGTTCCGGGTTCGGGCGGGAGGTCGGTCATGGGGTCCAAAGCTCCAGAAAGGCGTAGAGGTCCCCGATCTTCACCGCTTGCCAGTCCCGCCCCTTGACCAATTTCCTCATGTCGATAATAATCAGGTCGGTTATCCCATCGCTCACGAACTGGTTGGTCTTCTTAGTTATCGAGGCTTTGGTCGGGTTCGTCTCGATCTCGATGATACGGTTCTCGTAGTTGCCCTGCTTGCCCGGGATGCGAACGCACACATCGGGGTCGCCGGGATAGATCGCCTTGTCCTTGAACGGCCTCGGGTCGAGGAAGGTGTACCCCCTTTGGGAACAGATCGACTTGACGAGCATTATCGCCGTGTCGTGCATCCGATCGCCATGTGGATGGTGGATGAACTCGCCTTTCATCATGTATATACCTCGTACCATATCGTTCTCCCACACTTGATGCACTTGAATCTAACATCTTCATCTTCTTCGGTCATTTTCCATTCATGGTCGCACTTCTTGTCTCCATCCCGGGTGATCTGCTCGGTCCCTGGACAACAATAACTTGGAAGGTCAATTTTGGTCATACTCCACCTTCTCGGGTATGTCATTGGCCGTGCCCTTGTTCACGAAATGGTTCCCCTTTTTGCACTCGCAGCACGCCCCGTTCCCGGGCGGAGGCCAGTTCGCACAGAACACGCATGGGTTGTCAGTGAAGGCGTTGATGCAATCCATGTGATACGAGTTGCCGGTTTCCTCCCCGGTGACGACCAACCCGGCGACGTTCTCCACGGTAATACCGCAGAGGCAACACTTCTTCTCCTCGGGCATGGTCAGTCCTTCTTGATTCTGAACACCAGTTCGAACTTGGTTTTGGGCGGCGTGAATTTAACCATGCAATCCATCATCTTCCAGTCCGCCTCCCTTTCGATCTTGATGAACGCAAGCTCGAACTC